TCAGGTATCTATGCTCGATGCACACGCCCAGCACGTCCCGCTCGACCCGCGTCTCGCCACGGTGCCCATCCGCATCGGCGCCGTACTCATACGGAATCAGCGCGTACTCCACCGTCACCGGCACCGTGCGGCCCGTCGCGTGCCCCTCGGCGTCGGTCAGGTCGATGCACAGCGTGGCGGTCATAAAATCCTCCGCACATTCGCCCGGTACGGCCCATACACCGGCCCCCGATGCGGCCTGAGCCAGCGACGGAGCCAGGTGCGGATGAGATGGAGCGTGCTCATGATTGTTTCTTCTCCTCGTCCAGTGCCACCACCATCGCGGGGCTGATCGTACACGACAGCCCTCGTAACATCGCCGTCCCATCCTCATACCCCTGCTGGTACCGCATCGTCTCGTACTCGCTCTCGAAGAGCTGCGCCACCGTCACAGACAGCTTCGCATCGAAAAACCCGTAGCGTTCGGCGCGGGCACCGGCTTCCATTTTGATGAGCCATTCCAGACGTGTCTCGTAGCTCATAGCTGCGGCTCCTCTGGCGGTGGGATGGGGCCAGCCCAGAGGCCCTCGATTAAAGCAAAACAATAATTTTCGTCTTGTTCCATGAGTTGCCCTTGTTCATCTACCAGTTGCACGATGCGCAGATAATCCAGCGGCTCAACCCCTGATCCATCACGCCACCAGTACCACCCTGGCACGGTTGGCTCCTCTTTCGTCCACGTCAGGCCAGCCATAATGCGACTCCATACGCCACGGCCCACAGCAGGCCCAGCAGGCCGATGGAAAGATAGCTGTTCGTGTAGATGTTCATCATGTTGTTCCTTTCCTCCCCTGCCATTCTGCACCTCCTGTGCCGTGCGTGTGGCGCGGCAACCCTACGCCAATCGCACCGTTTGCGAGTTGTCGCCTTGGTCGGTTCGACCATATCGCCACACGTTCTCCGCAAACCGCCACAGCGTGAACCATTTCGCCCCAGTTCAGCTATCGGGTCGCTGTTGCGGGACAGGGCGTTTAAGAATTCAAACATGGGGTGTCCTTTCGGTTATGCGCCGGCCTCGGGCGGCACATCATGAAATGTGCCGGTACGTGCATCATGGCGCAAGGTGACGCTGCCCTTTTGGCCAATCTCTCGATATTTAATTTTCTGAATATGGATGGTCGTATGGTCGGGCTGATCTAAGCCGCGATGAATGGATAAGATATTGTCAGGTTTGCTGAACCATGCCGCCGATCCACTGATGTCGTAGGGTTTCACGATCAGGTAATTCCCCAGATCATCTTTTTGTATTTTGGTAGGGTGGGCCACAATCCACACATGTACGCTATGCTTTCTCGCCCACGCTCGAATATCCCCTAACAGCCAGCTAATGTACTTCGTTTCCGTCATGCCGTCAGGGATGCGATGCTCGAATTCGCCGTAGGGGTCAATCACTAGACCGCGCAACCCTTGGTTAAGCAGCGGCGTACACCGATCGAGCAGATCATGCAGAGTGGGGTTGTCCTCACGCGGTTCCAAAAAGTAGCAACGGGACTGCAGGGCCATGCAGGCCTTCAGAATATCGGCGCGGCTCATTTTCATCTGGCCAGTGGTGAAGGAGAGGACTTTGTAGTATTGCTCCAACAGTCGAGCCCCTAGGTCCGCATAGGGCATATGTTCTGGCGAGCACCACGCCACGAGCCACTCGTAGGTCACGGCACAATGGAGCGCCAAGGCATTCAAGAAAATGGACTTACCTGAATTGGGTACGCCGGTAATCACCGTCACTTGTCCTGGCTTGACCGTATAGAATGGACACAGTGAGAGCCATTCTGGCCGCACACCAGGCTGCAAGCCCGTCTCGTACAGGTCCAGAATGTCGCCTGAGAGCGCATCGAGCGAGATCGGGGCCGAGGTATCAGGTACCGACTGAGGCCCCACCTGTTGACGGCTCACGAAGTGCAAGTCGTTTAAGCTCATAATCGCGCTCCCTCAGATGATCGGCGTAGGATTCACAGAATTGCGCCCGTTCTCGATAGGCATAGGCGCGGCTGACGGCCTGCATGGCTAAGTCACGGTCGTCATTGGTCCAGCTATCGCAGTCGTCACATGGTGCCGCCACAGCCAGGATTTTGTCAGCCTGTTGTTGAAGGTCCAGCGCATGGAGCTCAAACGCGAATGCCAGCGTACGCGGTGAACGTTTAACTGGACGTAGGAGACGCGGTTCAGCGTAGCCATTCAAGTTCTTATCAGCGAAGAGATCCGACATCTGAATACCCAAGGCGGCGCAAATCGACTCCTTGGGACAGCCCGCGAAGCAATTCAGCACAATCCTCCCCTCCTCGCCTTCCATCACGCCGAGCGAGGGGGAATGATCATCATGGGCCGGGCAGCACACGTCCCAGCCTTTCTTGGTCTCTTTTATCGATGGAAATAAGGCCAGGAATTGATGAATGGTCATCGTTATCCCTCAAATTTTGGGTGATAAATCTGGTCATGGCCGCGCTTCTCTTTGGCATCGGTGAAGGTTTTGTTGGGATGATGGGGACAGATGAGGGGTTGACTATGGCCATTGGAGAGAGGGACTTGAATCTTATTCGCCCAATTGGCGACAAAGCGTTGGTTGATGATGCGGTGCTGATTCTCAGGCCGCGAATGCCATTCATGGATTTTCCCCATCTCTTGAGGCCAATTCACATGGGCATAGATCGGGAGCGCTTGCAATGTCGGGAGCCAGTCGTCTACTTGCCGAGGTTCAGTGGTTCGCTTTTTCTTGCCGCCTGGTTTACTCGCCCAGCGTGAGTCCATCCCTTTCTTGCCGCCCTCACTCTGCTTGGCTCGATAGGCGAGGGCCTCTTGACGTTCGTTAAAGAGACGAGGATTATACCGCCGCTTGCGATTCCGTGTCAGCGGGAAGCACGCCAAGATGGGGGAGAAATCTCCCTCCGCCTCGGTCCATCGTGCGAGCTTTTTGAGCAGGTCAGGATCGGCGGGAACCGTGCAACTCTCCTCGGTCCAGGCGTTACATAATAATCCCAAATATGCACCCTGCTGCGCGAGTGTCATGAGCTGAACCGTGTTCGATGTGAGCCAATCATTCGCGTAGAATTTGAAATACGGCCATGATCTCAACGTGTTCAGCATGTCATCCATTCGATAACGAACATCTAACTGACTTATAGGCAAGCTATAACTGACTTATAACGAAGCTATAACATCTTATAGAGATAGATATAGAGAGATGAAGAGTAAGAGGCGTCACGCCTCCTCCGTAGGATGCTGTTCGTTCAGAGACCGAGCTTCACGCCAGTATTTTGATTTACAGGACGGACAGAGCACCGGCAGATAGGAGCCGCGAGGCCACCATTCGTGCTGGCAGCGTAAGCAGAGACATTTCGTGATGAGCATCGTATGGTTAGGCATGAGAGATAACTATCATAAGTAAATGTAACTGTCAAGCCCCTGGCGGGGGTTGGTACGCAAAAAACGCCGTGAGCAGCCGTTGCACCAGCTTGCTAAAGCTGTCCTCAGGATGCGCCGCCAGGTAGGCCGCCAGCTGGACCCGTAAGGTGCGGTTCAGGAACGTGGTTTTGTAGGCCCCTTTGGTGTTCATGGGTGAGGCGCCGGCGTATCGATCGGGTCATAGCCGAGCGCCCGAATGGTGCTGTCCGCCAACGTGCTGCCCTGGGGATGGCCGGGGAGATCGACCCAGATGGTCCACAGGGCAAAATGGGCCAGGCCAGGGCCACGCGACTCCTGGATGCCCTCATACCGGGCGGGGATCGGCCTCACAACAGCACCCCCAGCATGAGCAGGAACAGGACACAGGACAGGGCGACACTACAGACCAGCTCGATGGCGAGCTCTAGGGCCGTGCTGTCGTGGGGCTGGTGGCGGGTCATGGCTGGCCTCCGTCCGCGTGGGCCAGGGCGGTCTCTGTTGGTGCGCTCGGCCTGATGGTGTACAGGGCGTGTTGAATGCGGTCCTCATGGCGGTGGAGGGTGGTCAGGAGAAATCGCTGTCGGAGGCGGCGCTGGTGGAGGAGGAACCAATAATTGAGGCTCATGGTCGCTCCTCTTCTCCCTGTCGGGGATTGAGACGATCACACGCAGCCTGACAGCTCGCGCGATCAGGATAGGTCGTGACGGTCGTGCCGTGGATCCGGGCGTCGTACAGGACCGGCACATGCTCGGTCTCGTGCCGACACAGGATGATCATGCGGGATGGCGTGGCGTGGGTGGTGTGCGTCATGGGAACCTCCTGGTTGATGGTTGGCTGCATGCCTGCAATGTATTGCATCACCTGTGCCAGCAATGTATTGATATGGCCCTACGAGATATCAAGGGGTTAGGGCGTTATCCGGTTTCGTGATTGGGGCGAAAGAGGGCAAGGACTACTAAGTGATTGATATGTTGATGTCCCGAAATGGGACCATGGTGAGGCATTCCGCGACATGTTATCCACAGAATCCACAGATTTTACCGTGACGTGGTGCGTGCGCTGAATTGGGCATGTGAGAGGGTGGATTTTCGACTATTTGACAAACGCCTGAAAATATGGTACGCCTGCGAGGCATTCGCAATCCATTATAGCGGATGCGCCTCGTAGCGGCCTATCCTGGCCGCGTGTCTCCCGCGGTTCCACCGGCACACGTGTTCCCCTCACCCCACACGGACACTTGACAATCGCCCCTCCACAGGTATATTGGCTACCCTATGCCCTACGCGGCCTCACACTCCTGTCCTATAGCTGGCTGCCGCAACCTGGTCCGCTCAGGCCGCTGCCCACAACACACACTGCCGCGCCCACTGGATACCAGACCGCCCGCCTCTCAACGGGGCTATGGCTCACACTGGCGACAGACACGCGGATGCTACCTAGGGACTCACCCCTACTGTGTGATCTGTGGCAACCGGGCCACCGACGTGGATCATGTGCTGAGCCGTGCGCGAGGCGGGAGTGATGCGTGGGACAATCTCAGATCATTATGTCATTCATGCCATAGCCGTAAAACAGCGTTGGTGGATGGCTCGTTTGGGTTCACGCGAGGGGGTAGGCCATGATAATCTCTAGGGGCTT